TTTTACCAGATTTTCCAATGCCTGAACACGGGCTTCAAGTTCAGCGATTCTTTTGGCCTGATTCTGGCCCTGCGGTACTAGAAACATGAATTCCCCTTACACCACCCACTTTGGCGGCTTGTTGATTGATTTGTTCCACGTCGAAACATTCTCATCCAGACCAACTGCCACATATCGGAATGCGTCAGCAGCGTGGGAATGCTGGTCGTGGAGTGGCTTGTTGGAGAACATCTTGGTATTCGGGTCAACGTCATACCTGTAATGTCTCAAGTTCTGCATACCATCAGCACAGTTTGTCTCATGGATATAACAGCGGTTTAGCAGCGTCCTGGCAGCGTTAATCCCGTCAGCGATAGACAGTTTCGGCGTAATCCTGATTGGTTTACCCATGCTCTCAAGAATATCCTTGACCGATTTGCCTGTCATATTCTTGTTTTCTGCATCGTGAGGCAACCACCAGTCCTTATAGACATATCCCTTGTTTTCTAGGACATGAACATAATGGTCGATGGTTTTCTGACAGTTTTGGTAGAAATCAACAATCCTGACCTCACCACCTGGGATATATTGAACAAACCAGATTGAGGTCATATCAGCCCACCCCAAATCCCAGAAGGTTTGAATCGGGATATTGGTGTCAATCAGGAAATCCCTGACCCTGTTTTCTTCCTGAGCCTTACGTAACTCATTGGCGTAAACAGCACCCTCAAGCATCTGGCGGGTATGACCCTCCCAGACGTTCAGATAAGAATCAGGGTCTTTTTCCTTGAGTTGTTCCAGTTCGTCTTTCAGGACTTCAGGAAACCACGGGTTGTCGTTCCAGTTCACCTTGCGAACAAGAGCATTATTCGGTGGGCTGACAACGAACCGTTTATAGGTCTCATCCGTGTCCAAGTCAGGGTTGAACGTTACCCAGATTTCTGAGCCAGGTTTACGAATAGTTGGGATCAGTGTCTCCCATGAGGTTTTAGATACCGCTTGGCCTTCTTCCACCCAACAGATATCCACACCCTCGAATGACTTGATGGAGGTGACGTTATGTTTCAAACCGACAAAAGAGAACTCAGAGCCGTTCTTCCCGTAGATAGCTGTTCTCTGTACGTCAAAGAAAGCCTCCAGCCCCATAGACTTGATCTGGTCAGCCAACAAAGCGATTACCGAGTCAGAGATGGAATTCTGAAGTTCCCGCGCACATAAAACCCTAATAGGGTTTTGCACTGCCTTAGCAATCAATGCCCGAGCCACACCCCAAGACTTACCCGATCCACGACCTCCGTAGAGAATCTTGTACCGGGAAGGCTCAAATAGGAAATCTAGCTTTTCAGGGAAATCTAGTTCAAGTTCCATCAGGGCGCTTCAGCTTGATAGCGATGGAATGAACCATATTAACTGGGTTATCAGAGTCCCCAGATAGTTCAACCGCACTCAGATCAGGGATTGATTTACGCAATAGGATTTCAATTGCCTTCATGCGGGTTGGCGTAATTTCGCCCTCCCCTGTAAGTGCGTGATCTTGCAAGACATTTATCAATTGACTTGCTTGGATTTTTCGGCGTACATCGTCTTGATGTAGCTTACCGATTGGTCTACCGACTTTTGCCATGTTTGAATCCCTTTCGGGTTGTTCAAGGTTAGTGCAGACTTACATCTGCTGGTTGTTACTCGGAAGGATGATAGCCGAACTCATGGATTGAATCAGCGTTTGTCCACAAATCCTTAGCTCTTACCTTTTTGCTCAAAATTTTGTATTGGCCTTTTAGTGCTGACTCGCCATGATCTTTTGCATACTCTTTTGTCAGTGTTACCCAATCGCCTGCATTGATATTCATCTTGTTGGCGGGTTCATCTGGCAAGTTGCGTAGCTTTTCACGCTCATCGTACACCCAGTCATACCACTTGCTGCCACTAGAATAGTTTTCGGCATCTTTAGGCAAGGTTCCACGCTTCATGTAAGCAGCCATTTCTTTTTCCAAAGCAGCCAACTTTTCTGAATTTGACATTTCCTTTGGAACGGCGCGATAGATCGTCACCATTGCATTTGGCTTGTCTTTGAATGACTGAGCAATATCAAAAGCCTTTTGGTCGTATGGAACACCACCACCGTAATACTGAGCAGCCTTTGGAGAGTACACATCTGGCGGGTACATCTGGCCACCACCAGTTAGGTCATACAAGGGAGCGCCAAAGTCAGGGCCAGGTGCTGTATGGCTACCGCGATAAGAAAGCAAATCTGTTACTTGTGCAGGCGTTTTATCAGGCAGAACGCGAGATACCCCACCTTGCGCCATACCCTCAAGCAACCCTGCTGGCATCCCGCCGCGCTCCATGATCTGCGGAACCACCCGTTCGGCCATACGCTCACCAGCACGACCAGCGGCCATTGCGCCACGCTCTGCGACTCTTGCCGTACCAGCAGCCGCAGGAAGAAGCGTCATAGCGGCTTCAGCGACTTCTGGACGAATTTGTGTGGTCATACCACGGCCAGTAGTCAAAGGCTCACCGTAGGCCACTCGCTCCATTGTTTGCTGAACAGCAGGAATTCCCAAAAGATTCAGCAGAATTTCAGCAGGAGGATTCGCATAACCACCAGGAGCAACGGCGAATTGCTGTGCTTTCTTCAGTCTGTCGGCAAGTAGTCCCAAAATGGGATATTGCATCGGGGTGGCGCGAATTCCGTCCATGATTACCTCTTCTTGTTTCGCTCAGAAATTGCTTTTGCCTTTGATCTGGCATCAGCCTTAGAACTTGCTCCCCATGCTTGCAGGCTTTGTAACAGGCGTGTAGGGCTTCCATCGGGTTTTCTTTCTGGGCCAGGCATATTGCCCATCCGAGCCAGAAAAGACGCTCTACGGGGATTGTCGCCAGATTTGACAGGAGGCTTTAGATTGCTTCCAGGATTCTCGCGCTCATAGGACTTGCGGCCCTTTTCATTCAGACCACCTTTTGGGTTCTTGCCCTCTTTTCGTGTCCAAGCGGCGCTCACTTCTTTCCCCGATTGGTAGCAGTACGGCCACCACGCTTAGGCATAGAACGTCCAGCTTCGCTCATGGCGATAGCAATAGCCTGATCCCGGCTCTTGACTTTTTGACCAGAAGACGATTTCAGCTTGCCCTCTTTGTATTCGCCCATAACCTTGCCAATTTTCTTGGCTGCTGCGTCAAGTTTCATTTCTTGCCTTTCGGTTTGGAGAACTTATAAGCCATAGACTGCCAGCCCTTAGATTCTGCCTTTTTACGGGCTTCCTCAGCCAGTTTCTTGGCTTGCTTAGAACTGACCATGTGCTGATTAGTCGTTCCCATTTTCTTCCTCCATGTCCTTCTCCATGTCCTTTTCATCGGTCACTGGGCCACCAACGATCCAGGCAGCACAGGTACGCTTTGCAGCGCATTTGAAATGGAACATATCACAATAACCAAGGTCGCCAGCGTCAATGACTTCCCAAGCGTCAGGCTCTCCCATGCCTTTTTCAATGCAATCTAGCATCGATGGTGTTTGGATGAAAGCAGCACAGTTACCACACAAAGACCGCTTGGCCTGATCCGGGGAGAGTCGCCAGCCATTAGCGAGTTTGCGCCAATACTCTGCATTAGGCTCATTAGGGTTCATCGGGCCATAGCTTGCCTTGTCAATGGCCTTTTGACGATTCTTGAGATTTTCTTCAACATCTTTTGTTGCCAAAGGACAAGAATCACCTTCTTTTTCTTGACCTTTGATCTCAATCTCAATCTCAACTGTCGGCGCGAGCAGTCCTTGCATGATAGACCCTTAGAAAGACAATGATTCCATTTTAATCAATCCGTCTTGCTTTGCCTAGAACAATCTGTTTATTCACATATTCACACATTCGTTCTAATTCTTTGACTGTACTTTTGTCTAGTTGTAGATCATGCACATCCATTGCCAACGTGACAATCTTCAGTTCTTCTCCAGTGAACAAGAATTTACCTTTTTCAAGACCACGCCTTGCCATTGTCAATAGAGCATTTTGAGCCAGGTTGATCTCTGGTATCCAGTCCTGTCCTTTCCCATGAACAGCATACGCCTCTGCCATGTTCAGCGCGTTAATTAAAAAGTCAATCTGGTCTTTGTTTCCTCTGCCTTGTGTTATCTCTGTCATTGCTGAATGATTCTTTGCCTTCAAAACAATCAAAGCATCACCAGCATTTGAAATAGGCTTTAATCCTGAGATAACCCAATTTACTGCATCAATTCTTATGCCTTTTGGCTTGTAACTACTTCTTTTTCTCATGTCAATAAAATAAACAAATGAATTACTGAAAACCAGAATATTGAAAGCAATAATCCAATGATTATGTAAATCTGCTTTACTGATAAATCTTTTCTATTTGGGCAATTTCTTCCTTGATTGCAGTTTTGGTTGCAGCAGGTCATTTGGTTTCTCCTCTTGC